TGGTCTGTGAGCAGTAGTCTTAGTATACAGACAGGGTTTGGACAAGGTAGTAATTCCGGAACATTTAGCGGCCAAATAACTAACGCAGTAGTTGGATTTAACGGCCCTCACGGCTCTGATACTGTATATGTAACTATATCAGCACCGGGCTGGCTTCCTACAAATACTATTGTAGGTATTAGCGCCAATCCTTATTACACACCGTATACTTATTCTAACGGATTCTCGCAAGAGTTTAATAGAACGGGCTCTGCATTGACTTTAGCATATGGCATCGGCGCAGGTCTTTATGCGTCAACAAGCAATGCATGGACCGTAGATTACAATGACGGGCTAGGTCCTAGGGTACGATACAGTTTTGGTCGTGCTCCAGAAGCCGGCGGCGTAAACTATTGGACTGGAGTTGCTATTGCTAACGGATGGAATTGGGATACTCCAGCATTTGTAAACATAGTAATTCAGCAAGGAGAAATTAACGGCGAACGTGTATTCTCAGGCAGTAAAGGATATCTCCCAGGATCTGGCTGGGACACATTTAATGATAGACCATAAGGAATAACATATGTTAACAAGACAACAAATTATCGATACATTTGTCGCTGGAATTAATGAAACGCCTGGCAATGAATTAATTGAAGCTTATCAAAATTTAAGATTTACGCAACAGCAACTTGATGAAGTAATTGCACGTAATCTTGCTACAAGAGCAGACCCAACATACGCTCAACGGGTAGCAGAAGATTACCAAAAGTACATGGCCGCAACTCCAGAAGAACAAGCGGCTTGGACACACGTTGAGCCCCTACAGTCCTGAACTAGTTATATTTCACAATAACTGATCTAATTTCCTTGACTAGATAATTATAATAGTGTATTATTACACTATCTCGGAGTTATCTATGGACGAAAAAATTGAAAAAGCATTTGAAGTTGTCAACTATATGGCAACGCTGTCAAATCAAAGACGCTTGCTGGCTGAAGAAATAGATCAAAAATTAATCTACTATATCAACGGATCAACATTTAAAATTACACCTACTTTAATCAATTTTGCAAAATTGATGATTGATTTGAAGCACACAACTGATGCTGTATTCATTGACGATAACAACAATCCAGTTGTGGTAGAGGATGTAAAAAAATTCTTTGAAAGTATTACAAAACAATATTTTGAAGTAACAGAAAATTACTCTACTAGATTCTTAGCCATTAAATCTAAAAGAAAAATTAGCGATTTAATTGATCTATGAAAACAGTCGGTGCTGTAATTTTTGCTCAGAATAATTCTTCAGTTGATTACGTCAAACTGGCGATTTTTGCGGCTCGGCGTTTGCAAAAATTCTTAAAAATCCCAGTCAGCATCATAACAGATTCTGCAGATTGGATGTTAAAAACTTATCCCAAAGAATGTGGAATATTTGATCAACTTATCAGTATAGATAACACATCAGAACACAATCAAAAAAGATTCAACGACGGCACATTATCTTCAAAATTTTTAGAATGGAAAAATTTATCTAGGAATTCAGTGTATAATTTAACGCCGTACGATAAAACTTTGGTAATTGATAGTGATTATATTATCAATTCAAGCATATTAATCGATGCATTAAATTCAGATCACAGTTTTCAGTTGTATAAAAACAGTGTTGGTATTGCAGCCTGGAGAAATGACACTGAATTCAAAAGAATAAATCAATATTCTATTCCTTTTTATTGGGCCACTACTTTTGTTTTTGAAAAAACATTAGAAGTAGAAAGTTTTTTTACCCTGGTAGAATATATTAAAAACAACTGGCAATACTTTAGAACATTGTACAGCATAGAAGTTCCTACATTTAGGAATGATTTTGCTTTTAGTATTGCTATACATTTAATGAATGCAAAATCAGCAGGAATCTTTGCACAAGAATTGCCAGGAAAGATGTTTTATATATCCGATAGAGATTTATTAATTTCGTTAGATGACAGCAAGATGAAATTCTTAATTGAAAAAGAAAATTATCTAGGAGAATACACAGCAGTCAGTATACAAGATACGGATGTACATATTATGAATAAACTTAGTCTTTCAAGATTTATTGACGGAGGTTCGGGTGTCTAAAGGATTTGTAGTTCTTGCACAAAATAATGGTACTGTTGATTATATCAAACAGGCATATGCATTGGCCTTGAGTATCAAAAGCAGTCAAAAAGAAATTACGAGCATTTCATTAGTTACAAATGATAAAGTTCCAAAAAAATATAAATCAGTGTTTGATAAAATTATTCCAATACCGTGGAACGATGATGCTGTAGAAACACAGTGGAAAATTGAGAATCGATGGAAGTTATATCATGCCAGCCCATATTACGAATCCATTGTGTTGGATGTGGACATGTTATTGTTAGAAGATATCAGTACTTGGTGGGAATACTGTGGCAATTTCAATATTCGATTTTGTTCTAAAATTACCAACTATAAATTAGAAAATGTAGTTGATACTGTACATAGAAAATCTTTTGTAGCAAACAAACTCCCCAACGTGTATCATGCATTGCATTATTTTAAAAAATCCGATGAAGTTGCCAATTTTTATAAAGTACTAGAATACGTTGTAAACAACTGGGCATTTTGTTATGGGCAGATTGCACCCAACGAATATCAAAATTGGTTAAGCATGGATTTGGCTTGTGCAGTTGCAATAGAATTGTCAGGTATGCAAGAATTGATAGACATTAATTCTCCCTTGCAATTTACTCATATGAAAACGCCTATACAAGGATGGTCAGTAACTCCGGAAAGCTGGCAAGACATGATAGCTTGGCACTTAACACCCGCTGGAAAATTAGTGGCTGGAAATATTTCTCAAGATAAATTATTTCACTATGTAGAGAAAAATTTTATAACAGACAAGCTACTATTGGAATTAAAGGAATTGATCAATGCCAAGTCCTAAATTATATGCATATTTTGATGTTAGCACAGGTAACTTGTTGGCATTTTCCAACGAAATAAGAACTGAATACGAATACAAACTAGAAGTAACTAAAGAACAGTATCATATGTTCGTTAGCGGCATTGAAAAATTTACTGACTGGGTAGTTTCTAGAACAAAAAATGTTGATTTTGAATTTGAATTAGTACAAAAACATCAGCAAAGTGTACTTTTTAAAAATAATTTGTTTGAAAAAATAACAAACCCTGCTGGAGATAATACAGAGTTAACAGTTCACTATGACATTCCAGGCAAAAATTGGATTGTTATTATCACAGATGAATTTAGACAACGTATATATGATGAAACTGCGCAAACCGGTATACGTCATAAAAATGTTGAATTCTATATCACAGCGGCAAATGAACCAAATTTATTGATACAACAAATAAGTATAGATATTCAAAAATTAATCCAAGATAAGACAGTAATACCGTTTGTATCTAAATACGAATTAGACGCTAAAAAAATTAATATTTTTACAAGAAACCCATTTTTTTCTTACGGTATTCAAATATGGGACACAATAAATGAATAATGTTATTAAAGTTATAGAGCAAGATATTATTTTTCTTAGTTACGACGAACCAAATGCTGAAAAAAATTATGCAGACTTGTGCAACAAAGTGCCTTGGGCAAAACGTGTACATGGAGTCAAGGGCAGTGATGCCGCGCACAAAGCCTGCGCCGCATTAAGTGATACTGAATACTTTGTTACAGTGGACGCTGATAATATTATTGATCCAAAATTTCTTGAAGTTGAAATAGATTTAGACGCTTTGGGATTAACTGCTGATCATGTGTTCAGCTGGTGCGGTCGAGTTCACGTAAATGGTCTAATGTACGGCAATGGTGGTTTAAAAATGTGGACACGCAAGTTTGTAAACAATATGCGTACACATGAAAATTCAGATCCTAATGATGCCAAGGGATTAGTTGAATTTTGTTTTGATGACAAATATTATCAATTCAATGAAAACTACAGCGAGAGTTTTACCAATGCCACACCATTTCAAGCCTGGCGTGCTGGATTTCGTGAAGGCGTAAAGATGTCATTAAATCAAGGTGCCAAAGTTAAAGATTTAAAAACCGTATGGTGGCAAAATTACGATAGAATGTTAATATGGTGTAACATTGGTGCTGATGTAGAGAACGGTGAGTGGAGTATGTACGGAGCAAGAGAAGGAGCATACTTGACTAATTGCACCGATTGGGATTATTCTAATGTGCGAGACTTTGAATGGTTAACTAATGAGTGGGAAACAAAATACAGCAAAATAACAACTGAAATGTTGCCTTATGAAATTATGGGTCTTGGTGAAACATTACGTCACGAGTGCGGTTTAGAGCTAGCAGACTTAGACTCTGATGGTAGTAAATTTTTTAAATCAGTTTATAATAATTCCCCTAGAATCATACGGAGACGCTAATGTACGATATTGTATTTTTATCATTTAATGAACCAAACGCTGACAATCTTTACTTTCAATTTTTAAAAAAAATTGTTAATATTCCAAATCAAATACATAGAATTCACGGAGTCAAGGGCATACATCAAGCTCATATAGAAGCCGCAAAACAAGTAAAAACTTCAATGTTTTATGTAGTTGATGCAGATGCAGATCTATTGCCTAGTTTTAAATTTGATATAAAATTGGATCCTAGCGAAGAAGACATTGTACATGTATGGCGCAGTATCAATCCTATTAACAATTTAGAATACGGTTATGGCGGAGTCAAATTATTGCCAACTCAATTGACATTAGATATGGATGTTAATTCTGCAGATATGACTACTAGCATATCCACTAGATTTAAGGCAATGACAACTGCGTCCAATTTAACAGCGTTCAATATTAATCCATTATGCACATGGCGCAGTGCATTTAGAGAATGTGCCAAATTAGCCAGCAGAACTATTGCTGGACAGTTAGACGATGAATCTGCGTATAGATTGAAAGTATGGACACACATCGGCGGCGATAATCCTTTTGGAGAATATGCCAAAGGCGGAGCAAGTGCTGGAGAGTGGTTTGGAAAAACTTATAAGGACGACAAAAAAATGCTAGCCAAGATAAATGATTATGCTTGGCTAGAATCTCAATTCAACAGTCATATTAAAATGTTTCCGCCAGAGACATTTAAAGGAGACTGGTCGCTAGAGGAAAAATAGTGGCTATTACTTTGGCACAAGCAACAGCAACTTCTTGATGTTCTTTCTGAGTACCGTTGGCACTGCGTAGTTCAATAAAATGAATCCAACTACGTAGAGTACCATTCATATATAAACGACTTTCAATAAGTCCTTCTGGAAGCACAGCACGAGCTTGCTCTTTTGCTATTCCGTTTTTGATAGCCCATTCGTATTCACGTTTAGCGGCATAAATGACTCGTTGTTGAGCTCTGT